ACAAAACTATATTCAGAGTTATGCCTTACAAATTGCCCTTTTTTATTTCTTTTTAAATTTTTTCTCATGATGTTACAATATACTCATTATTGCCTGCATCTGTAGTTGTAAACTGACCTTTATTAATATCATAAAAATCACCATTTTTTTGGTCAACTAATTGATCTGTGCAGAATATTCTATCTCTATAGAATACATTTTTAAAATTACTCGTATCATTCCATAATTCATTCCAGTTTTGCCACAAACTATAATTTGTGTTCCAAAAAGCAAAGTCAGAAAATAACTCAACATTATAAAAATGATTAACAACTAAAATAGGGTTAAAGGTTTGTGACCATGTTAAATAATTCCCTGAAGTTGTTGCATTTAATATTGGTATTTCTGTTGTTACATTTGTTTGATCATCTTCATAAGAAAATGTAAACTCACTAACATACTCTCTTGCTATAACTTTTAAAGTTTGAGGCGTGGATGTATTAAGTACAATCATACTTATATAACGAAAATAAAATGTTTATTTGTAAAAATAAAAAAAGCACCCATATAGAGTGCTTCTTTTAAAGATTAATTAGAATGAATTTCTAATTAGGTACGATTTGTGAAGCTGAAGCTGATACAACCCCTGCATCTATAAAGTATGGAGCAGTTTCTTCTAAACCTTCCATAACTAATGTAAACCCTGATAGGTCACCTGCTGCAGCACCTGTAACTATTGTGCCACCTGTCACTTCCATTCCATTTTCATAACCACACAAAAACTGGTTTCCATAATAATCCTCAACAACAACAACTGGTCTTGCTACTGCAATAAGTTGTAATTCATTTTTAGTAAGATTATCTAAATATGTTAAAGTTAAATTTAATGTTTGTGTGTAAAATGTTGTTCCATTATCTCTTGAACTTGTAATTGTAGTTTCTAAAGAAGAATTTCCTTTTAAATCAAACTGAAACCATGTTGGCGATCCAGAGAAAGCTGATATGGTTTGGTCTGCATCTACAGTTGCTGTGACAGGAAAATCTGCCAAATATACTGTTTTAATGCCACCAAAGGCTGATTTACATGGTACTTTTCTTCCTGTTGTTAATGCACATGCCATAATTTATATATTTTATTTAAAAAAAAAGGTAAGTAAGTTTGTCCCCACTTACCTCTTTTTAAGGTTAATTTAATTTATTAAGAATAGTAAACAAGATCCTCAGAAATTCCATATTGAACTCCTGCTGTAAATCTCATTATAAATCTTACATTTTGACTTCCATCAATGTCAGCAAGATCAATGACCTTCACCTCATTTAAATTATTTAGTAAGCCACAGCCAAAATATAAGTTGCTTCTTTGAGCAGCAAACATTTTGTTAGCTGACAATCCAGGACAAACAAAAATCTTAACTCCATTTACTGTAAGTGATCCATTGTTCCACCATTGTGTCCCCTCGTTGTTTACACCTGCAGCACCTAAACCATTTGCAGCAAAACCTCCCAATGCTTGTACATAAGCCTTAGCAGTTGCACTTGGTATGTAGATAAATAAATCTTCTTTACCATAAAGTGCAGAAGGAATTGCATCCACAACTCTTGAAAGTTCTGCGATTACATTTCCTGAATTGATTCCACCACCAACAGCAGCTAAATCTTGACCTGCTGGGATGTTACCATCTGCTGTCATTAATGTTTCAAAACCATCATACTCGCCTGCGTTTGCAGCAACACCAGTGAAAATAGTTTGCTCTGTTTTTTGTGCAACTTGATTTGCTACATGAGCAATCATAAAGTCGCTGAATTTTGGAGGAAGTGTTCTTCCAATTCCATAACCCATAGATTGAGCTTCCCAATCATTAATAAAATCTTTCTTGCATAATTGTAAGTTGACCTGCAGCTCAGTTGGCTGAATTATCCTCTCAGTCAATGTTACTGAAGAATTAGGATTAAAGTCACATGAAGCATCAGATACAACAGCACCTGTGTCTAATCTTTTTATCACTTCTTTGTATGCAATATTTGGTTTTACAGTAAGCCCTCCATCATCAATAGTGGAAGCACTCAATAAAGCTGCAGCTATATATTCACCTGCGAACTCACCTGCATAGGTAGTTGTGATATTAGTTGCAGTTGCTAATTCAATTTTTCTATTATTCATTTTATTTATTTTTAAATTTTAATTATTACGCTTCAAATGCCCATATTCCCTGAGAGCCACAAATTGCCCACTCAGTTGATGATACTGCACAAAGCTCAACCCAGTCACCCTTTTTAGAAGTTCCTGCAGTATTTACAATGTGTTTTCCATTTGCTCCTGCACCATTACTTGCTGCTGAAACAACTGAATCAGCTAGTGTGAATGATCCAATGATCTTGTTATTTGCATGAGGATCTAATGTTAAACCATGTGTCCCCCCTGTGCCTAAATTTCTAAATCTATAAGTTAGACCTACATAATTGGCGTTTAATTCTGGTAGAGTATGCGTGTGTGATCCTCCACTTGAATTTTGGTCTGCACCTGCATCTGATACTGAAATAGCTTTGTTACCTACTAAAGAATCCTGAACAGGTCTGTTTCTGTTTACATCATTTGATGAATATTTAAATGTGCTCATTTTATTTATTTATTTTATTATTTAATTTATTTAAAACTCTGTCTAAAGTTGTTTTATACTGTCCTTTAGCAAAAACTTTCATGTTTACTTTTTCAAAAGATGCTTCTGGGCTGTGTTTAATTGGCTCAACTGCAGCTTCTGACAATTCTTCTTTAGAAAACTCTTCTTTTATTGTTCTTGATTTTGGCTGTCTGTTTACTTCGTTTTCCATTTCAACTTCTTCTTCTTCATCAAGTTTGTTTTCCTTATCTCTTTTTAGATCTGCAATTGCATCTTCTAAATTTTTAATTCTTTTCTCCATGCCTTTCCAATCACCAACAGCAGCTTCTTCATCCATTTCTTCTTCTTCTTTCTTTTCTTCTAAATCTTCTGTTTCTTCTTTTTTATATCCATCTTCATCTTTTTCTTTTTCTGCATCCTCTTTTTGTGGAACGCCATCTGATGGATCTCTGTAATCATCAATGATTCCTTCTTCCTTAACAACAAGTAATTTGCCATCCTCTAGAACATACTCGCCTACTGGCATAGCAACTTTTTCATCATCTGTTTTAATAAATACCTCTTTACCTTTTTCAAATGATTCAGCTTCTATAACTGTTCCATTTTCCAGCTTTTGTTCTTCAAGTTTTACTTCAAGATTTAAAAGCGTTTTGATTTTATTTAGCATTTCTTGATTTTTCATAATATTAGTATAACGATTTAATTTTTAAATTTTGTATTTTTAATTTATTTTGGTTATTACGCCAATGCCCTGATTCATTATGTCTTGATTACAACACTTCCTGGAATATGTTAAACTATCTTTACATAAACAAGCTCGTGTTGATCCTCTTGGACTAGATCTAGCAGGAATATAATTAGTAATTTTTCTGTTCATTAATAAATTGTAATAGCTTTATCTCTCAACTCTACACTTCCAACATCTAAATCATCTAAAACTTTTCTTAACTCTCCATAACCACCAATGTTGCTAGGATCAACTCCTAAATCTTTAGCAGCTTTTTCAGCTTTATTAACTAAGGAAACACTTTTATTATATAATTTGTCTCCAGAATCTGCTAATTTTACTAATCTGTTTTCTGCCTTATCTGCTTCTTTAAATATTTTGTCAATTCTTTTTTTAAACTCTGCAGCTTCTTTTTCACCATTTGACATTTCTTTAACTTTTTGTTTTATTGTTCCAATAATTGTTTTAATGTCATCAGCAATTGCTAATTCAACCTTTGCTAATTCTGTTTTGTCTTTTGGAAGTTTATTGACTATTTTATTAAATTTTTCTGGTGTGATCATGATTGTAATATTTTTTTTATTTCATTAATTAATTTTTGGTTTTTAGATAATCCAACTGAATCTTTTGGTCGTTCCATTTTGTCTGCAAAATAGCCTTCAATTGAAAAGCCTTTAACCTTTCCTGTTTTCACATATTCGTTCCAGACCTCATCATTATTAACTTTTACTGATCCCATCCATGTACCAACAGGCACATTCATTCCATATTTTCTTGATTTATCATATTTCTCATCCTCTACTATCCAGGACTCAACTAATGTTAAGCCATTTAAGGAATGCTGATGTTCTAAAGTTGAATTATTTTGATTTCCATTTTTTAAATAAAGTTGTGATGCTTTCTCAACTGTATCTTTTGAAAAATAAATATAATAATCATCTTGATCTTCTGAATTTCTAAAAATGGGTTTGTTAGGAATTAACAATGCTCCCATTAGTATTTTTTTATCTTTGTTAATCTCAGCTAGCTTTATTTCATCAGCTTTTAGAGCAACAAAATCTGCTTCAATAGCAGGGCTTTCTACGATTGAAATTGCTTCAATTCCAGTCATTTCCTGATCTTCATCAAGTACTAATTCTACTATTCTCATAATGTTATAACGAATTTAATTTAGTTTTTTGTATTTATAAACTTGCACCATCAACAATGTTTCTATCCAGGCTCTGTGCTGTTGTTACATCATTGGCAACAACAAACGCTTGAATAGGTTGTTGGTTTTGTTGACCTATAGCATCAGCAATTTGATTTATACCTGTTCCATCAACTGATGTTAGGTCTGGTGGAGTTGCCACAGCACTTGCAACTGCAGCTTGTGGTGTTGGAATATCTGTGCCACCTCCTGTTGCTGCACCTACTGCAGATGTTGCTCGTTTTGTTGCATTTACAGCAGCTTTAACTGTGCTTATAATTCCAATTCCTGTTGTAATTGCAGCTAATATAAATGGAACATTAAATGGTGGAGGTGCTGTGTTAGCAGCTTTAGCAGTTGATCCTGCAATTTCTGTCCCTGCATTTGCTCCTTTAATTTTAGCTTCTATAAGTGCATTTTTTGCTTTCATAATTAATGCCTTAGCATCCATTAATTGTTCTTTTAACAACAATGCTTGTTTGGCTATAAAAGCAACTTTTCCTAATTTACTTTCTGCACCTGCAATACCAATTATGGCATCTAAGGTTTCCATCTTTTTTTGTTTTTTCTTTTCTTCTAATGCCTCCTCTGCTTCTGCAATTTCTGTTTTCCTTTCTAAATTTGTTCTTTCTGATTCAGCATTAAATTCATCAAGAGCAATTTGAGCATCAACTTTTGCCTGAGTACCTTCTCCTGCTTCATCAATAATTCTTTGCAATCTTGCTCTTTGTAATTCTTGTTCTTCAAGATCAATTCTTTTCATTTCTTCTAACCTCAAAACATCATCCTGAATTTGTTCTGCATTTAATCTCTTTTTTTCTACAGCTAAATTTGTTTCACTTTCTAATTTAGAATTTGTTAACTCAATTTTTTCTTTGTCTAATGCTAAATCATTTGCTTTAAATTCTGATTCAAAACCTGCTATTGTAGCTTTTACTGCAGCCAATTCATTTTCTGCTTCAATTACTGCTTTTTTAAACTCAACATTATCTTTGTCTTTTGCTAATTGAGCATTTGCAGCATCCAAAGCAATTTGAGCATTTTCTAACATTAATTTTTGTTGCTTAGCCAGGTTGTCTCTTAAATCATTATTTGCTTTTATTCTATCATCAATGCTATTTCTTTCCTCATCTCTTATTTGTCTCAGTTTTTCATTCTCAAAATCAAACTGTTCTAATAATCCCTGATTTTTAGCTGCTGCTAATTCTGCACTATTGGCTAACTTTACATTAGCATCTGCAGTTTTAATTACTTCTTTTGTATAATTAGAAACTGATTTTGCAACCTCCTCAAATGAATCATCCACACCTGTGAAAACATCCACAGTTTGTTTCCCTGCTTCTTTGATGTCTGCCATAGCACCTGAGAAGTCACCCTGAAAAACTTTTTTAATTGCTGATCCCAAAAACCCCAAAACCTCTAACGCTTGGTTGAATCTATCTATAATTCCTTGTTTGATACTATTTGAAAAATCTTTTAAAGTTCCTAATGGGTCTTTAAATAAAGCATCCATAAATTGTTTGACCTTATCAATGTTCCCAACTAAAAGATTTACTAAATCATTTAAAACAATAGACACAGCTTCTGAAGCAACTGCAAAAAAATCAACAACTTTTTGATTTTGACTTAACACTTCTTTAAACTTATTAAATATGCTAATAGCAATTCCAACAATTCCACCAATAGCCAATGCTCCTTTTAAAGTTTTTCCAAAACTAAAAGAAGATTTTTCAGCTTTTTTTGCACCATCAGAAATTGCTTGCATACCTTTTTCTGCATCTTTTTCTGTTGCTTCTAAATTTTTGTTTAGATCAACAACACTTTTATTTACTTGGTCAATGTTTTTGGTTGATTTTTTAGTGTCTGCTACTAATTCAAATTCTATCTTTTCCATTTTATCTGTGTTTTAAATTGTTTCCACCCCTCTTTAATTGTAGTGGGTAGTTTATTTTTTCCCTGAGCAATTTTAATATTCTCAGTTTCGCCTTTTGCTATTTTTAATGCACCTATAATTATTCTAATCATCAGACCACATTTAAAAGTTCAATACTACTTTTCCCATTTATGAGATTTGTAGTGAGTTGGTTAATAATATATTTTTCTTGACCAATGGTAACTCTGTCATTTAATTCTAAATTATAAATAATTTGTAAAGGTAAATAAGCATCAACTTTTGTAATTCTCCTCGCATTGTTAAATACATCACTTATATAATTAACATAATAATCATCAAATAAAGTATCAGTAAATAAGCTATTATCTGTGTATTCATTTGTTTCAACTTGAAAATGAATATTTACTTTTGATGATGATGGATTTAAACTTAAACTATTTGAAGGAATTATATAATTTGTTAATTGTTGTTTAGTGCCATTGTCATTTCCAAACGATATTGATGTTGCACTTGTTTGTTTAATAGCATAAAATACTAAAGGCAATCCAATAAAAGAATCTCTATTTTCATTAACTGACCACCCCCATTGTATGTCTGTATTTGATCCTCCTGTTGCATCAACTAATCTTTCATATTGCATGTGTTCAAATGGTACTTCAACTTTATAGCTGTCGCCTGGTGCATCGTATTTAGCATTCTCTAAACTATAAGTTATTGTTCCCCAACCTGTGTTTTCTAATTGTTGAAATTGTTTTGCTAAAAATGTTCCTAAACCTTTATATCCAAAAGCTATCTCTTTAAATGGCAAAGCAACATTCACTTGACTTTTATTTACATCAATATATTTATCTAATACCCATGCCTCTGTCCCTGCTGCTACGCCTTTTCCTGTATTATAAAAACTGTCTAATGTTTTAACTATAATAGTTCCAGTATCATCAACAAAAGCTGTCAAATTAAACATTTTAAAAACTGCAGTTAAAAAATCTATAATCTTCATTTTTGGTATTTGTTGTGTTATAACAAATTGAAAAGTTGTGCTTGTTGTAAATGTTGATGTATTTCTCCATGTGTCAGTCCAACCTGGACTAATTATTTCACCACCTAAATATCCATTTATTTCCCATGTAATTCCTGTTAAAGAACTAAATGATAAACTTGTTGTTGAAGCAATTTGAACTGTAAATGTTCCTGCAGTTAAAGTAAAATCTGATTCAGTTAATAATTGGTTTCCTGTCACATTTACTTTTTGATAATATAAACTTCCATTTCTGAAAACTCTTATATTATATGTGACACCTGTATTGCTAGGAAAAAAACTTAATGTGTGACCTAATATGCTGTTTGGGTATGTAACCAAATCACCTATAATAATAATTCCACCATTTTGCTGAGATGTTTCTCCATCTGATCCTGCCAATAAACTCCAAAAAGGAACTTGCCTATATTGCAAACTAACCTGTGTTGCAGGCTCAACATCTCCTTTTTTTCTGTGTAACCACATATAAAGATTTTGCCATGCTGTATTATTAACATCATTAAAAAAATCATTTGAAAAAACTAAATTACTCGCATAACCATTGGCAATAGTATATTTGCTTTCTATAGCATCAATAATAACTTGCAACCTTAAAGCAAACTTTAACTGCTTCCAATATACCTGATTATTAGAACTGGAATTTACCCAATGCAAATTTCCATTTCCTGTTTGACCACTATCAAAATAAAGTTGATCTGTATGAGTTATTAAGGGAGTTATAAGTGCATTTCCAATAGTTCCCTGCAAAGCTGTTCTAATTTCAGAATCTGTATAATTAACATTGTGAGTATTTAAACCTGTTAAATCTTGCAATTCATCATCTTCTAATAAATCTTTAAGGTTTACAGTTTCGCCAAAAAATGTAATTTTATAAGCATATATTTTGTTATTTTTTAATTCTGTTCCTTCTAATCTAATAGTCCCTTTTTTAAATGGAATAAGATTTAATTCTATTTTTGCCCTTCTTTTTCTTCTTGCATCAAAACCATTATCAATATTAAAATTATTATAATGTTGAAATACTATATTATTTGTTTTAGAAGCAGGCAAAGTAAATGTTTTACTAAACTCAGTAAATATCTTAGCAATATCTTTGACATTCTGAATTGTTTGAGTTATGCTTACTGATTCATCTTTAAATAAATCAATCCTTTGATATGTGGGATTTGTATTTAATGGAGTTGTGTCAATATATAATTGGAGTGTCTGCATTATCTAACATTATTTATATAATCAGCAGCTAATTCAAACTCCATTGTATATTCAATTAATCTATCATTTAATTTTGTTTTTTTTCTAAATGAAGATGTTTTAATTGTCACAGGCGTTACAACATCATTAGTTGGGTTTGTTTGTGAATCATCAGAAATCCAAATTTGTTCTGACAATAATAATTGCTCAAACCATGCGTTAGTCCATTCAGGATAATAGCCTGAGCTTAAACTAAAAGTTTGATTTGCTGTGATGTTAAAAGCAGTAATCATGTGCTGCTGTTCAGCATAACTTCCTGCAGGAGTTAATATGCTTCTTTTATAAGTTTCTGATTTTTTATTTATTGTTTCTGTATCTTTTAAGAAAAACCACAATTCCTGTATCACTCCATATTTATTAACAAATCTAACTTTGTGACCAAATCCATATTTAGTGCAATCTATTCTAACAATGTTTAATTGTATCCCTGCATTTGTTCCTGAAGCAACTGTGCTTTGAGCACCAAATTTATAATATTCAGCTAACCCATTTGATTTGATTAATGGCACATATCCCTGATAGCCTGTTGGATAATAAACATAATATTTATTTGTTGAACTTGTAAAATCAGGATCAAAATCAATAAGCCATGTTGGTACTGATGGAACAACTGTTGGATTGTAGCCCTCCATATATGTACCATAACCATCATAACCTATATCAGTAAATGCTGCTGAATTTAAAGCTGCACCACTTCCATCTGTTGCAGCATGAGAACTTAAAGCTATAACAATAGATATTGTTGGACTTGATGGGCTTGCACTATATGTGATATCTAGATAATCTCTACATAATTCTGCTACTTCAAAAGTAACAGTATCACCTCCTGAGCATTGTTTTATAATTGTATATCTTAATGTTCCATCAATAGTTATTGTCATCTTTGCACTATTTGCGTTAGCATGTGCTACGAATGATTTTGTTTGTGGACTTCTTAATACTATATTTGCCATGTCTTATTTTTTTATTCCCAGTATTAATTGTCTTTCAACATCTGTAACAAATGCTTCTAACAATTCACTTGGTAGTTTTTTAAATTCTTTTCTAAATGCTTTTGAGAAAAATAAAGTTGGTTTAAGTCCCTGAGCAAATATTCTTTTTTGTAACCAAAAACCTATTGTTCTGTAATTGCCTTTTGCAAACCTACCTTTCTCATCTCTAAATCTTATGTTTTTTCTTTTTGCCCATTGCATTAATGGTTGCATAGGTGGCATTTTTGATTTGTAAGAAAATTTATTTTTTATGCCAGTTGATCCAGTAAATATAGAATTTGTTGCTCTGCCTTTTTGCCTGCCTTTATATTTAACGCCTGCTTTTACTCTTTTGCCACCCTGTCTTTTATATTTATAGCTTGTTGCTAAACTTGGCTTTGCACCCCAAACACCTGCATCCTGGAACATGCCATAATCCTCCATTAAAAAATCTAATAAAAAAGCATTTTGTTCTACTGTTAAATCTGTCTTTAATGAATTGTAAAGGTTGCCACCTGCTAAATCATTTTTTTTTAAATTAGTTTTTGCAGAATCAACAACAGCTTCACCAAACTTTTCTAATGCTTCTTTAACTTCTTTATATTCCATTAGCAAATTGTTATGTCGTTATAAATTACAATATCAAGATCAGCAGTCCAACCTGCTAACTCATTTTCAAACCTATCATAGAAAGGTGTGCAGGTAGGATCGCCAACTAATTGGTATTTATCTCTGTGCAAATCTCCTTTTCTAAGTGTCATTATAAGTTTATTTAAAACAGCTAGCTGTGTGTTTAATATATCCTGCTCCTCATTGTTGCCAATAAAAATATCTGTTGTTTCTTCTTTTCTTCTACTTACAACATCCATTGCTAAAATTGAAATACTAAATGATAAAGTGTTTTCTGAATCTGTAACGCTGTTTATTATAATGTGACTTATTGGAAAAATATCCTGCTTTTGCAGATTAACATTGCTTAAATTACCTGTAGTAACAGTATTAACATCAACATTATCTAATAAAGCATTTTTAATTGTTTCTGTTAATTGGTAAAAACCTCTTATGCCCTGATTGCTCATTTTTTATATTTCTTTTTTATTTCGTTAGCTTCTAACTCGTTTTTTTCTTTTATGTATTCTAACATCATTAAACACTCATGGGCTTTTAGCTTAGTGATATGTTCAAATCTTCTAATATTTCCTTTAGCGAGTGTGAAAATTGCTTGATACCATCCCCACTTAGAATTAAATCCTGCTTTTGCTGAGAATGTACTTTGCTCATCTCCCTTTTCAAATAACGATTCATAACTACTGACAAGTCCTTCCCTAAATGATAGAAAAAAAAAACAGAGGATATTACTGCATCTAAAGGCATATCTAATAACCTGTCTTTTGCATTTACATCATATTCCTGGATTGTATATCTATCACCTTTTTTGCTGTTTATAGGTCTATATAAAACATTCATTGCTGTGTGTATATTTTCCCAATCGCCTAAATAAGTGTCTAAATCAATATATTCACCAAAACTTAACTCGTCTAAATCTGGGATAAAACCATACTCAACACCATCAAGCCTAAACTTTGTAACCAGATCAGGTTTTTGTGTAAACATTTCACCCAGTACTCCTGTGATCCTGTCTGCATCTGCAAATTTTATTTTTAAAACATTTTCATGGCTAACTTCACAAAATATTTCTATCATTTTAATTTGCAGGAATCTTTCATCTGCATCTTCAACATTAAGTTTTACAAACTTTTGGTATTTTCTCAGCGTTATTTCTGAGAGTTTATTAGGAATATTTAATCTCGCTTTCATATTATATACTTATATAACGAAAGTTAAGATAAATTTTAGTAAAAAAAAAGGTGGGAAATATCCTTAGACATTTAACCCACCTATCCAAACCACAATCTTATTGCAGATGGTATTCTATATTTTCTTGAACAGCTTCTTCTGCAGCTAGTGTTATTCTGTTAGTTATTATGTGTTGAACATCTGGGTTGTGTTTGCAGTATATTTCAACACCATCCTCTGTAGTATAAGATATTAACCTAATTGCAATAATTTCCAATTTGTCTGGATCAGGAGGTTGTAACCAATCGCCACTAAAAGTTGACTTTTCATAATCATATTCTATTTCAAAAGAATATTCATCATAAATAAATTCCATTTCATATTTCATGTGCCTGGTATTTTTCAGTTAATTCTTTTAATTCTAATAAGGCTTTATTCTTTGCATACCTTTCATCAGAGTAAGCAGTTTGATAATTTAACTTATCATCTTGCAGCCTAATAACATAAAGTGTAACATTAATTAACGCTTTTGATATTTTTTGAATTTCTTTATTATTAGGTTTCATGTCACGCCACTTTTTAATTGTGCCAGTTAATAACAGCATGTTACTGTAATATTTCAAATCCTCTAAATTTTCTATTTTATTTGCCATGTGTTTATCTTATGTTGTATAATATAGATCTAGCTTCCATTATTTTGTTTTCAAATTCTTTTCGTTTTTCAGAATCAGAGCAATACCATAAAGCTAACTCTAATTTTCTAATTTGATGTTTAAGGTCATCAGCCTGTGTTCTTTGTTTCATAATATGAATATAACACTTATTCAGTTATAAACAAAATGTTTTATAAGCTATTGAATAGCATATTTCCCAAAGTTAGGTCTTGACAATATAGAATAGGTTGCATACCTGCATGGGTCAATAATATGGTTATGTAAATCCTCTGCAATGTTTATGAGCTTTCCTGATTTATCTTCTTTCCATTTGTAGTTTCTAAACTCTTGAATTGCATTGTGAGATTTACTTGTAATATGAATCTTATATCTTTTTAACAGATCAATACCTGCATTCACAGAATCCCTGCCTTTTATACTTGCATGAATATTATGTCCCATTTTACGCAATTCAGAAATTAATCGTGGCTCTGCAGAATCAGCATAAATAGGATGGCTTGTTAAATTTTCAGATTTTAAAAATAAATGTATGTCTGTTGTGGTCATTTGCGTTCTGTATAAATGCTCATGAATATAAAGATTGTGTTCTAAACTATAAACAGATACAAGAGTTGATGGATCATGTGTGTAGCCAAAGTCCATCCCATAAGCAATTAATTTAGCCTCATTTGGTATTTCATTAACTTCAACATATCTAAATATAGTACGCCTGGAACTTGACCTTTCACCTAAACCATAAATTTGCCAGTATTGCTCATCTGTATCTTTTAGCCTTTCAATTTCATTTTTAATACTATCTTCTAAAAAAGGGTTGTCTAAATATGTGGTTTTATAAAACTCACAATCCTCTCTTGGTATTACTTTGTCATATATCCAATGATACTCATCACTTGGGTTAAAATCAATTATAATTTTTTCCTGTGTTCTAAAAATAAGCTGCTGCCAGTCCTCCCAATATAATTCATTCGCTTCATTGATAAATAATAAATCTCTTTTACGACCTCTTATTTTTTGTGATTGATCCAAAGAGGTATGCTCAACCAAATTGCCAAAAAGGTTATATTCTGAATTTGATTTATTATGATGCTCCTCCCTGTATATATGATGCTCCCTAAGTATATGTAAAAAGTCCCTTAGTACAGTTGCCCTTAAACTGGGAAATGTTTTTCTGCAGATAGTTATAATTTTGCCTTTGTTTTCTGTGCAGTATTTAAATATGATCCACAATAAAATATTGTAGGTTTTACCAGATCTAGTTCCACCCTGCTCAACAATAATTTTAGAATTGCTGTTTACTAAATGCTTATAAACTAAGTTAGTTTGTATCTTCTGTTTTATCAATTATCTCAATTTGAAAGTTTGTTGGCATTCCATCTGCACCTGTGATTTCCTGTCTTTCAATATAGCCTCGTTTTTTCCCTTTCGTCTTTAGATAAAATATTGTTGCAGGAGTTGAGTTGTCTGATATTTGTTTATGCAATTGACTTTCAGCAAAATCAAGTGCAATGTTTTCAATTTCTTTTACAGCTAGTGCAAAATCCTCATCCTCATTTAACCATTTATAATATGTGCTTCTTGGCACATCTGAGTTTTTACAGGCAACTGTTACAATGCCTAAACTTTTCTCTAATGCTTTTAACATTGACTCTTTTTTTATGTGTCTACTTTTGTCCATATTTTTTACCATTTATTTTAATTTCTATCTGTGGATCTATCTGTTTCATTCTGTCAATAATAACCTGGCAATATTGTGGATCAAGTTCCATTCCATAACAAACTTTATTTAATTGGTGGCATGCAACCATTGTTGATCCAGAGCCTAAAAATAAATCAACTATATTTTTTGAAGTTTTATGATTTTGTAAAGCTCGTGCAGCTAGCTGTACTGGTTTTTGTGTTGGGTGCATATATTTTATGTCTTTTTTAATTTCCCACAAATCACTTTCATTATTTATTCCCTCATCTAATTTGCCATTAAATAAACAAAACTCGTGTTGATGCCTGTAACCTTTGCCCATGCCAAAATGATTTTTTGCCCAAACAATACACGCTTTAAAATCTAATTTAGTTTGCAATAAAGAATAAAATTTCCAATTACACCACACATAATAGCTTTGAGGTTTTAAGATTTTTAATATAGAAACAAAACCATTTATTAAATTTTCAAAATCATTTTCAGATATATTATCATTTTCAATAACATCAAATTTTTTACTTCTACCATTAAAAGCAACATTGTAGGGTGGATCTGTAAACACCAAATCTGCTTTATTTTTATTCATTAATTTTTCAACTAGATCTAGATCTGTGCTGTCGCCACACAACATTCTGTGTTGACCTATTTCTATAAGATCGCCTAAAACTACATTTGTTTTATTATCCAGGCATTCTTCAAAGCTGTCCTCATCAATTTCTTTTTTTTCAAACAAAGCTAGCTGCACCCCCCAATTATCTAATTGCTGCACATCCCAATCGTTTGCAAGTATTTCCCAATCCCACTCACCAAATCCAACATTATCTTTTATTATAAATTCCTTTTTCTGATCCTCATTTAAATCTTTAGCCTGGATTATATATATTTCTTTTAACCCTGCCTCAATACAGGCTTTATATCGCATATTGCCACCCAGAATAATATTGTTTTCATCAACAACAATTGGTCTAATTTTAAGCATTTCTGGAAATTCTTTTATTGACCTTACTAATTTTTTAAATTTATGGTCTTTTATTAATCTTGGATTATCTGGATTTGTTTTGACCTCATGAACTTTAACTTTTGCAGTTTTCATATTAGTATAACGATTTTTTACACTTTTTTAATTTGCTTTCTAATAATTTACATTTATTTTCTAAATAATGAACTCTGTCTATTTGATCCATATTTAATTTACTTCTAAATGTAAAAAGTTTTTCAATCTCATCTAATCTTTGATTTGTTTTTTTATACATTTTATAATTCTTAACAGCGTGCATGCAGGTTGCATGTGTCATGGTTTTATTATTATCAGAAAAAAACTTTGCAATAAGAGTCCACCTCATGTTTAGCTTTTCCCTTAACAAATAACAAAGTAAAGACCTAAATTCAATTTGATTTTTTCTTCTGTTATTTTCAAATATATCAACACCAGATAATTTTATTATTTTTTTTGCTATCTGAATTGGTTTTAAATTTTCACTCATGTTCTTAATTTTAAAAGGTTGTAACATTCTATATATTTAAGTTTTGCTTTGCCTTTGTATTGCTGTATAAATAACTCATACATTTTTTTTGTATATTGATATTTAGTTATGCAATTAATTAAATATTTTTCTGCAAACTTTTTTCCCTTACCTTTAAAGAAATTTACATTATCAGCAGAATCGCCAATTATCATTTGTTCATAAAAATTATATAAAGCTTCTGATTCGCTAACATTTAATATTACTTTGTGCTTATGATGATAGTTATAAATTAAAGCAGGGAATTGTTTATAATCTTTATCAATACTTACAATCATAACTTGATCTCTGCCAAAATCTTCGCTTAATTTTTTCCAGTATTTTGCAACCAGGTCATCTGTTTCCATTCCATAACAAAATTTGCTTTGGTATTTTTCTTTTACATAATCGTGCATTGGGTGTAATAAAGGAGGCAGGATTTGTTTTTTTCTGTTTGCCTTATATGTTGGTGTTATTTGTTTTCTAAAATTTCCTTTAGATCCATTAAATGTAATTACTGCTTCTATTGCATATAACTCTTCCAGATCATTAATTATTTTCATAAACTGCTCATCAAATTTATTAATTGAATCTTTTATGTCTGTATAAAAGTTGTCTGGATAAAGCTCATAGTTTACATCATTTTTTGCCCTGTAACAGCTAGCAAATATTAAGCTGTCTGCATCTACTAATAAAATCATTTTTTTGTAATTAAAATTATTATTGTGGTTATTATTAATCCTATTATAGACCAACCTAACATTTTATTATTTGTCTCTCTTTGTTTTGGTGGTCTGCCCTGAGCACTTCTATATTGTCTATGTTTTTTTATTTTCAAATCTTTTAATTTACTTTCTTTTTTTTCAAATCCAATTTCATAAAAATAATTTTCATTCAGGTATTTGAGGTACTTCTGTTTTTTCATAAACTGTGTATCCATGTTCTTGTAAAAGTTTTATTGCTGCTTCTATCTTTTTTTTATTTATTCTATAATGATCAAATATTTGATTTTCAAAAGGGTGGTGTTCATGTTTCATAATTTTCTGGGGATTCTAATTCGTTTAATATCAAAACTATCTATAAGAGTTAGCACATCTTTACTGCCAGGTCTATTATATAATTTGTAAAGTGGAAAACTTTTAACATAAACTTTTTGCACTTTATCTTTTAGCAACTGCACTAGATCCTCTCGCCAAACAAATAGCCATTGTGTTTTTTGTTTGAATGCTATATAATGTGCTTTGCCAAATGCCCAACCATTAAAGCCATAAGGATTTTTAATTTCAACCCATAAATATCTGTCATTTTTAGGCTGACCTCTTTTTAAACTTTTTCTGTCTTTTATATCTGCAGTAATATGTGTTTCAACAGCCTGTGTAGTGAATGAAATTTTGCCATCTACATGGTCATATTTGTTTTCGTTTAGGCTAGCTGAATCAAAACCTAAATCTTTAAGGTCTTGTTTTTCAATAGGGTTATACCTTTTTATTAACTCCTCTGATAATTTTCTGTTATATTCATTCATGTTTATAAATATAACACTTTTTAAGTTATAAACAAAGTGTTTATAATCCCTGTTTATATATTTCGTTTAGATCATTTATCCACCTTTTGATCTCTCGTGGGTTGCAGGTGCAGGGTTTATAAAACGAATGTTTTTTATATTGTGCGTGCAGGTTGCATACCAGGTCAAACTCTCTACCTGATATGGTGGACTTTGGATTGTTTCTAAAGGTTTCCCATTTTTCATAATCTTGTTTATTAAATTTTACCATCTTTTAATTTTAATATTATTTAGTTTTTTTTGCCTTTGGTCACAGTTGCAGCTTTCATAGCCTAATTTTTTTGCGATCCAATTAGCAATTCTTTTGCCCTGACCAAAAGTTATTATTTTAATTATAAAAGCAATTGTGTCACCTATTTTAATTTTGTAATAATCGTTTTCCATTATTTTATTTTTTTTTCTATTATAGCAATTGTGCAATGTTGTGAGCCACTATGCCCAAACACACAAAGTTCTTCCAAATCATAACCTCTTTTTTTTCCTAAAAATGTTGAATGATATCCGAAGCTAATAACCCTGTCAGATATTTTTGCACATTCATCAGCTATAAGTTTAAATTTAGAAGTGTAATTTCCTTTATAAAACTCCATTGATTTCCTTATTGAATATGGAGGATCTAATATAATTGTGTCATATCTATCTTTGCAGTTTTTAACAAATTCATAAACATCCATATACACATCTGCTACTGCACCCTCTTTATCAATGTCAACCCTATATTCATTAATCTTTAATATTGTTTTGCCAGAAAATAAATTAAGTATTTTACCTTTGCTAGATCTAGATTCCACCCACTCTTTTATTTTTTTAACCTCAAAAGTGTAAGGTCTTAAATTAGTTTTTATAAAGGTTTGTTTCATAGTAATTTTTTTAATCTGGTTTTAACTTTTGTATAAGTGTTATAAAGAGAGTAATAAGGTATGTGTGTTTTTCTAGCTAATGAAGCAATGCTTTCGCCACCATTAATTAATTCAAATATTCTTTTGTCATACCAGTACATCTTATTAAGCTCTTTTTGTATGGCTTCGTAAGTGCCTAAATAATCTGGATCATCATGTTTATTTTTAATATTTTCTAAACCCTCAATATGTATGTTTTTTTTCTTTCTGGTTAAGTCAATGTAAAGGCTGTTTAATGTTCTGAATATATAATAATAATTTATTTCAGTTTCATTGTATTTTATATCCAAACCTTTTTCCATTTTTAAAATTATTTTTATATACATTTCCTGCACAATATCTTCTGCAATACTTTTGTCGCAACCAAAAGATTTAACAATGCTAATCCAGGTTTTATGTTTTTTATATAAATTTTCAATTTCCTTTTTCATTATCTTTTAAAGGATCATACAAATCCCCTACAATTTGTGGCAACCCTAAATTATTAACTTCAAAACTAAATGTTTCAAAAGGGTAACCCCTGCTTCTTTTGCATTTTACAGTAATCCATTCTTTGTTTACTGTGTTTGCTTCTAACTCAATTTGAGTTTCGCATTTCTTTTCCAGGAATGATCCTAAATGCCCTGTGGGTTTAGAACTTCCATAGTTAGAATGTATTACAGTTATTATGTGGCATTCATAAATGCTGCTCCATTCCATTAATTTTTGCACACAAGCATTTGATTCTTCTAAATTATTTACATCACCCACCAGGTCTGCAATACCATCAATAATAATAAGTCCTGTGTTTTTAATTTTGTCCTGCAGTAAATATTCAATAAACTCAATTCTTTGTCTAAATCCTATTTGCCTCAATGCGTATGTGTAATAACATTGTGAGCCATCCAGATCTGACATATCAATGGATCTCTGAAATACCCTCTGTGCATGCCACATGCCCTGTTCTGTGTCTATATGTAGCAGGCATTCATCCTTTCTGTGTCCTTTAATGTTTCCACCAAAATTATTTGTGCCTGATAAATACACGCTTGCTAACAAAGATATAAAAAATGTTTTTTTTGTTTTTGGTGGGCTTTGCACAAAAGAAAAGTTGCCATAAGTTCCAATAGGTATTGGCAGCATTTGATTTCCATCTTTTGTTTGAATATATTTTTTCCCTAATGATAAAGCTACTGGAGGATAATCTAATTTTTCAGAATTATCAACCAGGCACTCTGCCTCTATTTGAAGCATAAGTTTTTTGTCTAATTTGTTTTGCATATTTAAATATAAAAAAAAGGAGGTTATATCTCAAACCTCCTTATAAAAACAACACTTATGAAATTATTTTTTAAAATGGAAGGTCATCAGTTGTTTCCTGATCATGAACTTCTTCTTTTTCAGCTAGAACAATGTTACCATCAGTCCAAACAACTTTTCCATTTCCTAAATAAGTTTTTGGTTTTTTGGCATCTCTTTCTTCTTTAGTTTGAGAATCTGTTATTGCAACATTATTTCCATATCTTGATTCATCAGAAACAGATATTGTAAGGTTATAATAAACAGCACCATCTTTGCCTTTTACAAACTTCTCTTTTGGAAGTTTATCAACACGAATACTCGCATTCATTAATACACTCATAATTAATCTAATTTTAAATTTAACAATTTTTCCTGCACTTCAGGACTAACACTATATACTTTTTTTATGTCATCTAAGGTAGCTCCATTTTTAAGTCCTTTTTGTGCATTATAAAATTCAGGAGTTTTAAACCTTAGTGATGATTTTTGCTTAACAATAGCTTTATTGCCATCATCATCCTCAGCCTGTAAAGCCAGGAGTGATTGCAAAGTATATCTTCTGAAATAAGTTATTGCTGATCCTAATTTTTGTGGATCAGAAATTTCAGGTAAATTTATATAAGAGTCAACATAACCATCTCCATTAATTTCTCTAATAATACTGTACACTTTATTGTCTAATATTGGCTGCAGTAATAACAAACCATGCTTTTTTAATAAAGGGTGCAGTTGACCTATAAGAGAATTTATATCAAAATATTTTGATTTATAAAATGGGTTAGTAACATCTTTACTTATAATTCCAATCTCTAGCTGTAATTTGTACAGCTTATTGTATATTTCGCTTTGGGTATTTTTTTCCATATTTCTTATTAAGTTTTATGTCAGTTTGAACTTCAATGCAAGTTTCTAACTTATAGATATAATCTAATAAAGCATCTATTCTTGCAAGATAGTATTTTGACTGGTTATAATTCTGAAACATCATTAACAATGTTAAGTTCGTTTTCTAAACACTCCAAAGCTAATTGTCTAATGTAAAGATTGTCCTGTGCTTTCTGCACATCTTTTGAATAATAATCAACTTGCCATTTGGCATCTGTGATTAACCTTTCTAGATCCTCTTTTGACCTTAAGGATTTTCCTGTAAATTGAATTGTATTGTCTGTCATAATAATAAATTAACCTACTAACTTAGTTGTTAGCAGGTCATAAATATAAACAAAAAATTTGATAACACAAAACTGCACAAAAAAAAGAGCCAATAAAATCAACCCTTTTCTTTCAAGACAAAACAAACAGAACTAAACAAATATAAGAATTATTTTAAATTATTGAATAGATCCTCATATTTTTTGATCATGTCCCATAAATCATTTGTGCTGTATTTTACCTCCTGTTGTGATTTTATATGAATATCGTTTGCAGTTGTTGATCCATATTTTCTATTTAACTCTAAGCTAAATTTATATTGCTCACCATGTTTGAACAAATTGCAGCCAGAACATTGCACCTGGCAGTTTATTTCATCCCACCTGGTTGCATAATGCCTGCGACTTTGAAAATGCCCACATTGTAAATATTTCCACTCATCAACTTTGCCACAGGTAAAGCATGCAGCTAGTCCATTTTTAGAATTTTTTTTTCTGATATATTTGCTAAAGATTGCATCCAGTTTTTTTACAACTTTGGATCTAGATAATTTTCTTTTCATTTATCCTGGAATTGTAAAAATTTATCCCCTAACTCTTTGTTTAATTTAGATATTGCTCTGTATATATACCTGCTATTTTTTTTTACTAATTCCTTTTCTGACTTTGTTGAATCTATTCCTAAATTACAATATTGAGTTGCATCTATTTCTAATAATCTAGAAATTTTATCTCTTTTTTTTATTGATGTATAGGAAAGAATTTTATCAATTTTTTCATTTGAGTAATTCATTTCGTTTATTTTAAATATAATAATTTATAATTAAGAAAAAAAAACAAAAAAAAAACCCCCAAAAAAAAATAAAAAAAAATATTTGTCTGATCCAACAGGAGTGTTTACCTGAAGTTTAGCAGCTTACAGATCTGCGACTGGTTTACGAATATAAATAAATTTTTTTATCTACCCTGCCCTCTATAAGGTTTTTTATATTGTTTACTTGTTTTTAACCTACTGGCATTCTTGCTGTGTGGGTGTGATTTCTTTTTTCTTTTTATATAATAACTAACAATTTTATATGCCATTATTTTTTTCTAATTTTTTCCATTGACCTGCCACCAAAATAAGCTGAGATTACAGTTATTAAAACTAGCTGCAGTAAATCCACCCAATTTGCTTTTACCTCAAACTGAATAACACCTGCATCTATAAACACTAATAATACTGTTGAGACAACTAAAAAAATTAAAACTAAAGGGCGTACATTTTTACTGAGCCATGAATCTGATTTTGTGTCTGCTAACCATCTTTCAGTTATGTTTTTTTGCATATCTGCCTCTGCATTAATAAAAACTTGAGTCATTTCTTTTTCAAAAGCAGCTTTTTCATCTTTGGTGTGTACAAATCTGTCAACAACGCCTGAAATTTTATCAGCTATACTACCTCCTGCTCCTCCAAATATTTTTGCTAAAATTTGTTTCATAAATAAGTTTTAAAATTATTATTAATAATGTTATTGTAAAAAGATTGGGATGCCAATGCTCTCCACATAACCCTAATAAATGTTTTATTGTTTCCATGTTATTGTTCAATTAAAATTCTATTTACAGATTTTTGTATATCTTCTTTGGTTGCTTGTATTTTAAATGATAGGTCTGCTGCATATTGCATTCTTACCCTACCATCTTTACCTAATATAACGATCACAGGAACTGTTTTTATTGTTTTAACAATATTCTCAGGCTGTTCTTCTAACCAGGCATATTGCACCTTTGCATTTTGTAAACCTCTTAAATTATAATCATTTCTGGAATTCCATTTGTAATTAAAATGGATCACAGTAACTTTTTCTTGAGCATTTACAAAGAAACCAAAAAGCACAAATAAAATTATTATTAAATTTTTCATCTTTTATAAACTTTATCTTCTAATTCTTTTATTCTCTCTTTATTGTCCAGTATATCTTCCTTTAATCCATCAGTAGATTTTTCAATTTGGATTATGGTACTACGCACCAACTCGTCTTTTAGCTGAAACTCCATCTTTTGCACAAATTCATCTCCACTAAAATTATCTATTTTATTATTAAGGTCTTGTATTTCGCCCTGTAAACTAAACCACATACTAGCTAGTGATATTACACCACCAACAAGCAGACCTATAGTTTTAAGGTCTAGTTTTACTTCTGTATCTTCACTTAGTTTTTTTGCCATTGTCTTTTTCTATTATTTTTTTAACTGTATATACTATTGTGCATAAAAGCAAAATTATTTTTAAAGATAATTCTACCTCAGTCATTGATATACTAAACGCAATTGTGTTATATAAGTATAATTTCATGTCTATATTTTCCATTTTATTTTTTATCTATCTCTTTAAGTTTGCTTATAGCCCAATTTATTCCTGCAGATCCACCCCACGCATCCCACATTAAACCACCACAACCCTCTGAATAAGGAACATCTTTGTGTTGTTGATGTCGTTTAAACGAAGCCATGCGAGATATTGTTTCCCTGCTAATATTTTGTTTAGATGCGATTTGCGAGGCTCTTTTTTTTCCAGTTGCCTCACCACATGATCCCCAACCATTCTTTTCAACCCATTTTAACGCCCTCTTAGCGTTGTTTACAGCTCCCTGTGGATAATCATTATATGTTTCAAGTTCTACCTCCTCAGAGCCTTTAAACGCTTTATAACACATTGCTATTGCCTGTGACTTATCATGATACTGCATTAACTGTGGAACGCATCTCATCATAAAGTCAGATTGTTTTTCGTTTTGTTTTCTCTTTGGTATTGGCATTTTAATATATTTTTATATGTAATACTAAAAAAAAGAAGTAAAAATTAATTTCTAAAAAATCATTTTCTCTGTCTTTTGGGTGTACAGAAAATCCTATAATAAACGCAAAACATTGTAACGATCTGTCTATTATAGCAACTTCATATTTCATCCTATTCTATGATAGGTAACTCTGCCACCTTTATATTTAGCCCTTAACACATCTTTTCTATTGTCTTTTTTATTTTTAAAACTAACATGAATCCATCTTGGGTCTTGGTCATTTCCAAATTCCCAGATGAGTTGATCAAATTCTAATTTTTCTTTTATGTACTCAAATAGCTCGCCATTAGTTTTTTTACCTAATGTTGAAATATCTATTGCTTCGCCTTTTATATGGCTGCTAGATCTAGATCCACCAATTGCAGTATTTAAATCTTCACACCTGTAAAACGAATTGACATTAATTGGGTGTTTGCACCAATCTCTTAATGGCTCAAAAACCTCTTCTGCAACCACCACCATTTTTTTCAAAATGTCATCTGATGGTTTATTATCAATATTTAACTTTGTAGCAGTTGCAGACCTCACACCCTCATTATAAGATATGTGTTTACTTATTATCTTCTTCTTTGATTTCTTCGTAGCTTCCATCTTTTAAATCTATGTTTATTTTTCCATAAGAATCTTCTAATTCTTTTTTAAGTTCTTCTTGCTTAGCAATTTCATCAGCATATAAATGTAATAAGCTATGCTTCTGAGTTTCTAATAATCCTAAATCATGCTTAATAGCACCTAATTTTTGTTGGAACTCTTGTAATTTTTCTAATTCTTCTTTTTTAATTTTACTCATTGTTTTAAAATTTATTGTTAATAATATTCAAATATAATTATTTACAATTACATTTTTTTCTAATACCCATTTATTGTAGAATCAAAATCTACCATATTAAGTGTTTTAGCTTGATAATATATTGTACTCCCACTTGAATTGCTAATAGTAAATACTCCTCCACTTTCGCTAATTGTTATATTATTTTCTTCTCTTTTACTTAGTTCACTATATATATTTGCACCCTGTGTATGTATGTGAGTGAATATACCAACTGCCCCTCCTGCTGATGCACTATTAGGTACTGCTGAAATTACTAAAAATCCTGCAGCTTGATTTCCACCTGCTACATTTGCATTAAAAGTAACTGAAGCACCATTTGCAATAGTTCCATTTGTAAAACTATGCCCTATTGGTTTAATTGTAGCTAAATTTATAGCACCATTACTTCTAACTCTAAATTTTTCTGTTGGAGAACTTCCACCTGATTGTGTGTAAAGAGCTAAAAATGAGTTTCCATTACCATTAGCTGATTCGTGTCCTGAACAAATTTGAGTTTCAACTAATAATGATGATGATTGGTCATAAAAAAGACCTCTCATTCTTAATTTGTTTTGTATGTCTCCTGCATCAACTAAACTTGTGTCTTTATTTGTTAATACAACTTCTGTAACTCCACTTGTTTGATCATTTCCAACATATAAAGCACTTTTTTGAATAGTAACATTTCCATTGTTGTCTATTCTCATTTTTTCAGTTGGATCTGCACCTGCACTTGTTTTAAATACAAGAGCCATATTATTATTACCATCAGTATTTTCTCCCTGTATAATTGCACAACGAGTTGTATAACTACTTGCTGTTGGTGCAAAATATATCCTATTATAAGCACCAGAGCCACCTGCTGCATTTCTTAAAAGTAAACCTCCACCTTCTTGTCCTGAATTAGATTTGTTTACTGAAATTAAATCAACTGCATTAACCCCTGAACTTGTGGTTTCAAACCTTTTAACATTATTATGGTATAATTCAACTTCTCCATTTCCAATAACTTTTATACCATTTTCCCCTCCCTGAGGTCTAATAAATATATCATCTACTGCTTGTAAATATAAATCGTGTCCTGAGCCTTGAGATTGAATATATAAATCTCCTGCACTGCCTGTAGATGTTTGTATATAAGAATTTGCAGAATCATGGTAAATTTGTAAATCTTTTCCACTACCAAATGCTAATCTTGAGTAATCTGGGAATTTAGTATATAATTCATTTGTTGCAGAACTACCCCCATCTAATTGAAAATAAGTTGCATCTCCACCACTTCCATCATCACATTGAAAAACCAAATTTCCATTTAATGTTCTTTGCATTATATAAAAATCTCCATTTCCATTTTCTATATAACTACTTGCACCCCCACTATGATAAATTTTTAAATCTGAAGATGCACCTAAATTTAATTTTTTATCATCTCCTAAATCAATATCATCTGAAAATGTAGCAGAGCCACCATTTGACATATCTAATTGTAAAGCTGTTATTGTACTACCACCATCATTTCCTTTAAATAAAATATCTTTGTCTTGTATTGATGAAAATATTGCTAAGTCATCACTATCATCTTTAAATTTAGCATATTCAACTCCATTAACTTTTAATCTTATATCATTTCCTGCTGCATCTAAACTTAAATCTCCTCCACAATCTAATATTAAATCATCAACAGTAGCTATAGTTAAAATACCTGCTGAACTTTCTGTTAAGGTTGCAGCATTTGATCCATCTCCTGTAATGCCTAAACTTCCTTTAATTGTAACAACTCCTGCACTACTTATTTCTAATCTTCTTGAAGCATAAGGATCAGCAACTATACTTGATGTGTTTGTACTGAAAAATAAATTTCCATTATAATAACTAAATATTCCTGACCTCGTGTCAGTTGTACTTGTAACACCATCTCCTCTGGTAGAAAAACCAATTCCACCTGGATTTGTAGAATCTAAAGTTGCATTAGGTCTGTGTATTCTTAAAGCTACATTATCTTCTGAATAAATATCAACTCTGTGGTTGGGAGCTTGAGTTCCAAAACCAACCTCACCTCCATTTTCAATATTTATATTATTATTGTTTGATCCTGCAGCTCTACCAACACTAAAAATTCCACCCTCAGCACTCAAGTAACCTGTTGTGTCATTGTCTGATATTTGAACAATAGATTTATTTGTTCTAGACATAAATTTAGCAGTTGGAGTATTTCCACCCTCATTATTTACTACTAAAGTTGCTGTTTCGTTTGCTGCTAATGTTCCAATAACAACATTATATGACTTATCAATTTTTACAATAGGTGCTTCTACATTAGCATAAGCAATTCTAAACTCATCACTAGCATCATCGTGCCCTATTGTATACTGAGCAGTACCATCATTAAAGAATTTAATTTCTGTATCACTTCCACTAACAGCATCTAATCTTATTCTTGTATCTCCAGAAGCTGCTTTTAAATCTAAAACTTCAGCAGGTGTGATTCCAATACCAACCTTTTTTTCAAATTTAGCATCTTGGTCAGCTTCTAAAGTTAAAGCAAGTGCTGAGTTAGTGTAAAATCTTAATCTGTTTGCAACTGTGCTTCCTTCTATAGCTGCACTTCCAGATGATCCCCATGATATATATTCTCCACTTCCAACAAGCAATTGTCCTGTTACAGTAACATTATTTGCAAAAGTTGCAAGTCCAGTTCCTCTATCTATTGTTAATCTTGTTGTGTCTACATTTGTGCCAACACCAATTTTAAATAAATTATTAGATCCATCATATCTTATTGATGCACCATTTGCAGGACTTGCTGTTGTTCCCTCATGTAATAAAATTTTTGAATCTGCTCCTGATTGAGCAGTATTTATATTTAATAATGCACCTGATGTTTTTGATATATTTATATCTCCTGAACTATTTACATCTTGAGATGTTGATAAACTTCCTGTAACAGAAATTGTACTTCCAGATTCTGACATTATAGAATCTGCAATTACATTTGTTGAACTAAATTTAGCAATGTTTCCTGCTGTTCCTGTTCCATCAACTTGAGTATGGTCTAATTTTTCCCAAACATTTCCTGCTCCTGCAATAACCCAATCTCCAACTGCCCAATTTGACAAACCATTTAATGATGAAGTTCCACCAACTGAAACAACAAAATAATGTCCCTGTGTTATAAAAGGAGAATTGTCAATTGTATATTCTTGACCAGAAATCATAATGTCTGCATCAAGTGTTAATTGAGTATTACTATCAACATTTGTAACTAAAGCTGTTGCTCCTGATGCCTGGTTTATAACTTTGTCACCATTTGTGACTGTGCTTGTAAAGTTTTGTCCTGACTGGATTAATTTATTTGTTGCAGTTCCTGTTGTTGTTCCTGAATCTGCTTCGCCACCTCCACTCTGTAAAGTAGGTGTGTTTGTGTTTGCATTCCATGTTCCCATGAATCTTAAACCACCTGCTAAAGTATTAATCTGACTTTGTGCTTTTCCAAATGCCTGTAAAATAGAATCACTTGCTAAAATATTTGAAGCTGTTGGAGACGCTAAACCTGTTAGCACTTTTCCTGTTACTGAATCATTATCTAATGTGACTGCACCAGATACATTAGAGCTACCATCAAAACCACTTATTGTGGCAGTCGCCTGACCAGTTAGAGAGATGTCTCTTGCATTTTGTAGAATTGTTGCTGATGCAGAGTTCACATTGATTGAACTGGGTAGCCCTATTTGTAATTGTTGATTGCTAGCTGTAGTTTCAACTTCGTTTGCAGTTCCTATAACGCTAAATGTTTGTGTGTTTAGTGTTACATCCCCTGTTCCTGAATCTCCTGAAAAATCTAAATCAGAAGCATTGTCTAAACTTTTTACAAATGCTGTTGTAGCAATTTTTGTTGAATCATCTGAACTTGCTTGTGTTACAGCAGTTGATCCATCTGACAAAGTTCCAACTCCTGCAATGTTTCCTGTAACATCACCAGTCACATTTCCTGTTAAATTTCCTGTGACATTTCCCTGTAAATTTCTATGAACTGTGCTTGGTAAACTTAAAGTTAATTCTTGATTTGTTGCACTTGTTGTGATTTGATTTGTTGTCCCTGATACTAAAAAAGTTTGAGTGTTTAAATTAACATCTCCTGTGCCACTATCTCCACCAAAATCTAAATCACTTCCTGCATCTAAACTATCTACATAGGCTTTTGTAGCAGCATCTTGATTTGCTGTAGGGTCTGTTAAACCTGATATTTTTCCTGTTACTGAAAGTCCTGAATTGCTTGTTGATAATCTTAATGTGTCATCATGGTATAAACTAACTGCACCATTTGTTGCAAAAGTAGCTAAGGTTTCTGAGCCTGCATTTGATTTTATTTCTAAATCATTAGTGTAAATTCTTAGATTTCCTGTTCCTGTTTCATTAATATAAGAATGTGAGCCATCATGATAAATTTCTAAATCTTGTGAAGCTCCAAATCTTGCCTTTGCATTATCTGCAAAATCTATATTTCCTGCTATTGATACATTTCCACTTAATGCAGGATTTGTAACTATTCCAACTCTTAACTGATTTCCACCTGCTGAAACAACTGAAGTTTCAATCTCATTTGTTGTTCCTAATATTCTAAATTGCTCACTATTTAAATCAACATCTCCTGCTACTGCAGCATCATCTCCTGTAAAATCTAAATCTTCTGCTGTGATTTGAGCAGCTACATAACTAACTATTGCAGCACTTGTTGGTATGGTTGTATCATTATTATTGTTACCAATACCATCAGCAGCATCCACAAATTTTGTGATAGTTATATTTTCTCCTGTATCTTTTAAAGAGCCAAATTCTAAAACAGAATTGACCTTAAAATCTCCTGCATTGTTTATATATAAACCAGTTGCATTTCCTGATCCATCAGTTAGTTGTTTAAGTGTTGCAGATATAACAGCATTGTCAATGGTCTTTATTAGACCAAAATAAGTATCTGATATTCTTGTATTATTTAATGTCGCCATCTTGTTCTTTTTTAGTTTCTTCTATTTTTTTTAAAAATATTTTTAATTTTCTCAAATTTTTTTCCTTTGGTTTTGATTTCCATGTGCTTCCTTTATAACTCATAATACCCACCCATTAAATGTTGCATCTTGAGATGGATAAATGTCATCATTAGAGTTTGATACATATTTAGGAAACAAACTTTGATTGAAAGCCATATAATCAATAAACCTTCTAGAGTACCATTCAGCATTTGTTCTTGCTTTTTCTACCAGAAAATCCACCTCGTTTTTACTTACTGTTTCGCTTGTCTCACTAACATGCTTATAAACCCCTCCATTTCTTATTTGGTATGCAGCAAAGGGAATGTATTCCACCTGAGCAAACCAGATCAACATGGGTTGTATATATTCTGTTAATAATGTTTTATATTTAGCATTAGCTACTTGATCAATATTAGGCATTTTACTAATTAGCTCATTGTAAAGCTCAGTTCCCATATAGTTCTGTATGTGGATCTCCTGAGCAATTTTAATAAACTGTATAAATTTATTAGTATCTACATTGCCATCAATAATACTGTTTCTAACTAAATCTGTTCTATTTATAAATAATTGTGTTGCCATAATTTATCTCTTTGGATATGCACCTCTGCCAGGTAGTTTATCAGTTGCAATTTCACTTTGTCGTGTCCCTCTTGGATTTTTTATATAAGATCTAGGAATTGATCCAGTTCTTTTATAATTATCTAAGTTTGAACTTTCATATTTACCACTTTTTAATCTAAACAAAACCCTCTCCCAAACATGCTGACAATATATGCCACCTTTTAATTTAAATATATCATATCTAATACTGGGCTTATGCCTAAACTCTACATTTACACTTTCAAAATTACTAGCTCTGTCAATATCTTCTATTCTCCAAACTAAACCAGACCTTCTGTTGCCAGATAATCTCATCATTTCCCTGCAAAATGCTCTTGATTTTGAAGTTGTTGTGTAACCTTTGCCATTTGCATATCTATAACGAATTTTATAAAGACCATTTTTGCTGTCTAAATAACTAAACGCTGATCCATCTCTGGTGCTTCCTACATTATCCTCAGTTGCTCCTTTAAGACCAACAAATTCTTTTATTTTAGCCAAAGTTGATTTTTTTGGTTTTATTAAATAATCAGCATAATCCTCAGCACTTATTTTATCATCTTTTAAAACAGCAACTTCTTCATATAATTCATCAATAGGTTTTCCAGTTTTTGCTAAACTACCAACAACGCTTTTTGCATCGTCATCACAAAGCTCAGTTGCTAATGGAACACAATTAGGAACTTTTTTTCCATCTTTTATTTTCATTCCATATTGCTCATAACCTGGCTGACATGGTTTTTTTAATTTTTTTACATGATCTTTACAGGGCATATACCATGTTTTACCTTCATATTCATGCTCATGTGTTCCCTCACAGCCAATATTTTTAGCCATTTCTTCTGCTTTTTCTATTGTTGAATAAGCTAGCCTGTCATCAATAATTGCAAAATCATCATCAACAGGTTTAGAAGTTAAATCTGTGCTAAATTCATAACCAGTTTCTTCTTCAATATCCTCTTTATCTTGTAACTCAGAATCTACCTCAGTAAATTCTAAAGGTTGCAATGTTGTAAAATAGAGGTTTAAGGAAATATTATTATAAGCTAATATTTTATCAAAACAATCAATTAGCAATTCTTGAAATGGTCTTATAACTGTGTTGTCCATAAGCAAACTGGATACTTTTATTTCATCTGAGTTTGACGAAAAACCAGAATTTGTTCTTATACCTAATAAAAAAGGACTAACAATTCTGTGTGCTACCTGTATTTTTGATTGCGATTCTTCACTTAAAAATTGATATTGATTATGTGCATCACTTAATTGCACAGGCGTTATATCTGCAGCAGCTTCTTTATTATCATTAAATGCTAATATAAATTTTCCTGCATTTGATGTGCCTGCAAATTTTTGTGCAATTTTTTGTTCTAATAATTGTCTTTCTTCCTGGTTAGGTGTGCCATTGTTAAAATTAATTAACATACTTGGTGCTAAACCATTCATTATATTGTTTAAATGATAGTTAGATATTTCTTCTTCAAGCTCTGCATATTGTAAGCCTCCCTGATAATCTACAGGAGCATAATAATAAAAGCCTGCTTTATAAGGTTTTATGTAAAGTATTTCAATTGATTCTTTTGACATTCCAAAAGCAGGAATTCTTTTAGGCACTTCATTTGGTTTTAATTTTGCCCAATCTTTAAAATAATAATATGCAGGTACTTCACCCTCTTCATTGGCTTTTGCAGCCCTTAATGTTTCAACTGGTATATGTTCTAACTTTACAATTTTGGATCTGTTTTTATTATATATAACCTGCACAGAACATTGTCCCATTAATTTTAAATCATAGCAAAGTTTTCTAACACAATCTTTTTTAAACAATGATACCATTTGTGCATATTCTTCTGGTTTTCTAGCTGAGTCAGTTGCATTTAATCCTTTACCATATATCTGCTGACTAATGCCATTAATTGCTGCATTGTTTGTTGGGCTACCATTGTATCTGTCAATTAAATATTGAAAATAATTATTGTCAGCACCATAATCAACCCAGTCCCTGTTATTAACTTCTACAATTTCTGGTGATGTATAGGTGCTTAAATTAACAAAACTATATTCAGAGTTATGCCTTACAAATTGCCCTTTTTTATTTCTTTTTAAATTTTTTCTCATGATGTTACAATATACTCATTATTGCCTGCAT